CCGCAGCTTGGCGAACGCGATGGGACTTGAGAGCCGCGCGCGCGTGCCCCCAACTCTTCTCCCCCCATAAAAAAATATGCTTTATGTGGCACGTTGATTCCCTCTTGCGTATCTGTGCTGTGTGCGGGAGTATGCGGTACTGTTAGATACGTTAAGGGGAATATGTTATGCCTACGGATACGACGGCCCGCGTGGCTGAGTTGACTGCACAGAACGCCGTAGATGTGCTGGTAGCGGCTGGTGAGGGAGGACGTTGATGGAGGGCGATTGGAAAGTTCTGACAAGCCTGAGCGGCGCCGTTGATCTCTTTACACCATCTGCGTGGCCCACAGAAACTCGTCGAGTCTTTCTCTTAACTTTGCCGATCAGCGGGCCGATCTGGTTCGTTCTTATAACCCCGGTGTTACTTTCGTGGTTCTTGGTGTTGGTCACGATGGACTGTACGCGCACCCTCAGCCACCTTTGGAAGTCAACCCCATGACCAAGGACACCCCCATCATGGCTGAGATAGAAGCGGCGGTTACTGCGCTCTTGAACGCCCTCACCGCCGAACGCTTGCGGGCCGATGAAGCTCAAGAGAAACAGACCTTTTGGATGAAAGAGGCCGAACGATTTGCCGGTCTGGTCGAGACGATCCAGGCGGAGACGGTGGAAGCCTGCGCGAAGATTGCGGATGGCAGGGACACTCAAAGCTACTCTGGTGATCGTTACGACGACGGGTTTGCAATGTGCGCTGAACTGATCGCCCAAGAAATCCGCGCCTTCTCGCCCACCGCTCCGATGACCAAGGGGGAATGATGGGCGCGACGTATTTAACTTGATTTAAGGCACTATGCGGTTATGCTGTGCTAGTGTTTAGTGGAGGTATTTAATGAGTATTCAAGTTCAGGTTGACGTTCCGATGCCGGATGCTGCGTTTACGCGGCAGCGGTTGAATTATCCGTATGATGAGATGGATGTCGGTCACAGCTTCTTTGTTGCTGGCGGCAAGATTCAACAGGTTTGCAATGCGAACGCTCGTGCGGCCAAGCGGTTCGGGGCTAAGTTTACGGCTCGGCGTGAGGATGATGGGGTTCGGGTTTGGCGGATTGAGTAGGTATTGCTATGGCTGATGAAGGCGAAGACTTTAACCCGTTGGGTGCGCTTGAGAACGAGCGTGGAAACAATATCTTTGAAAGCGCCTTGTCTGAGTATCCGTATCTAGCGGACAAGGACATTGCCTTTCAGTATTCGCCGGGGCGCGGGCGGGGGTTCTTAGAGTTCTACCCGCCGGATGAGCCTGGGTCTGAGGAGTTTCCGCGCCCCACTAGTCTTCCGATGGGCAAGCCAGGGATTGAGGTTTTTGATCCAAAGACTAGGCCCATTGATGTTTTGGCGGATTACGTTAGCCACTACGGCGTCCAAACCGATCCGTTCTTGGGCGAGAAGTACGGCGCTTTTGCAGAGTCTTTGACGCCAGAGCAGCGCCAACGTCTGTTGGAGCAGTACGATTATTACAAGAAAAACCCGCAGTACAATGAAACCCGCCCCTATGCGGAGTGGGAGAAGTCCGTTGGGTTGCCCGGCTATTTTCGTGGATACACTTTCAATCAGTGGGAACGCCCTGAAGAATTGTATGTCCCGAAGCAGCTAGAGCTTCTGAACGAGGTGCGGAAATATCTTGGCATTAAGTAATTGCCGTTAGCTGCTCGCCGCAGCTAGGGGCATAGGGCGGTGCCATGTTGCCCCCCGGCTTCGTGGTGCCGCCCGTTTTTACGGGGAATGATGGGTGACTCTGGTTGCCGATACTCCTTATTTGCAGGCGTTCGTTCGCCGGGAGTTTCTTTACGACGAGGCAAAACACGCTGGCGAGTTCGTGCCTTGCGTGGTGTTTGGCTTCCGCGCAGAACCGGCAAGGGTGCCGATGTTCCAGATCATGCTGGCATCTGGGGCGCAATGGGCGAGGGTGCCGATCCACAAGATTTGCAGCAAGCCTTGCGAGCCGCTTGATTTGGATAAAGTGGTTTGGTGGGACAGCTACGGCTACGAGTTTGCCGTGCATGAGTTCGGCTTTCTGAAGAACCATGCGGTGACGGCTTTGGGCCGCGATGGGGTTGTCCGCAAGGGACGGTATCTCTTTACGGTGGACTGGATGCAGAGCGGCTGGAGCGAGACGCCGGATCAGCACAAGAACCACCATCTGATTGCTTTAGACGACGGGCCTTGGATTGCCTACCCAAACAATCGGCTGGTTTGGCATGACCCGGCCTGGATTGAGCCTGCGCCAGACAAAGAGTGGCAGACACCGACGAGAAGCTATTTTGTTGAATAAGGGGAATGAAATGATCGGACATAACGGAATACCGGCTTCGCAGTTAAAGAGCCTGATCGAACGGATCGAGCGGCTTGAGGAAGAAAAGGCCGGGATTGGCGAGGGTATCCGCGAGATTTTCCAAGAGGCGCGGAGCCAGGGCTTTGACCAGAAGGCCATGCGCGCCGTGCTTCGTGAGCGCAAGATGTCGGCGGAAGATCGCCGCACACAGCAGGAACTTTTAGACCTGTACCGCCACGCGCTTGGGATGCTGGACGGCACCCCGTTGGGCGATGCGGCCATGCTGGCGGCGGAGAAGGCGTAATGTTTATCCTGCCGACTTATAAGCGAGCCTACAAGCTGCGGCAGTTTTTTGAGATGTCGCGGGATTTGAAAATGTCTGCGCCGGGTATCGTCATTGTTAATGGCGAAGATCAGATGGGCGTCTACAACCCCGTGCTGAAAGATGTCCTGCCAAGCAATTGGGAAATTGCCGTGATGAAGGACAATGTCGGCATGGTCGCCGCAATCAATTGGGTGTTCAATCAACGCCCCAATCTGGATTGGTACGGCGTCCTGGGCGACGACATGGTGCCAAAGACTGAACACTTTGACATGAAGTGCCTGTCTTTGCTGGAACCGTTCTCCACCATTAGCTGCATGGACGAAACGGCTGACGGCGTTTGGCGCACAGCCGGATTAAATATTCTTTCTGGCCCGCTGGCCCGCGCTTGTGGCTTTATCTATCCGCCCTGCACTTGGCATATCTGCGGCGACGATTGGCTTCAGACTATCGGTCCAGCCCTGGGCATTTGGCGCACGGCAACCGATGTGGTTATTTCCAATAGCGGATCTCTGACGACCGGACAGCCGCAAGACGAGACGCAGCAGACCGGATACCGAGACTTCGGCAACCAACTTCAGCAGTACCACCGCTGGCTTGCCGAGCATGGCGGCTACACTATGGAGCGGGTGCGGTTGCTTATGCAGGCCCAGAATCTATTGCCCGCCGAGGGCGTCTCTCGCTGGCGGATGTCGAATTACACACCGCCCGCACCAAAAGCCGATTGACGGGCGCGACAATACTCCCGTATGGTGTATGCACAACACACGATTAACGGGTAATAAGATGTTAATGAAAGAGCAGATTGCCACTGTAGTTTGTGACGTATGCGGCGTGACGCAGGATCAGATGTTCTCGCCGCAGCGCACAAAGAAGGCGGTTATGGCGCGTGGCCTTGCCATCTATCTAATCCGGGACTTGATGAACGTCTCGTCGCCATTTATCGCCAGCTTTTTTACCCGCGACCACTCAACGGTTTTGGCCGCTATCAACCGCGCTCAAAAAAATCTTGAGAATTCGGAAGATTATCGTGTCCTGCATCGCAACTGCTTGGCAAAGATAGCAGAATTAAACGGATCGACGCGGGCAGTCGCGCAATGAAGTTTGGCAAAAACATTATCGCGCAAGCGCCGCAAATCAGCGAACGCGATTGGGATATTTTACGGTCAGGCAACTCCCGCGTTAATTTTCAAACCGAGCTTGCCACGCCTGATTCCTGCCGCATCGCTTTGACGCTCTATAGCTCTCAGCCGAAAATTACGGAGCAGGAGGCGAAGAAGCTCGCTAACAAGGTCATCGAAAGCTACCCATATAAATCTACGGCCAAGGTTGGGACGGGATATGTTGAGGGCATCACTGATGTTTTTAATCGCTACCCTAGCTGCGTGTCTGCTGCTGCCGCTGACTACTCTACCTTAGCGAGCAAGTTCATACCGTCCCGTGCCGATGTTTATGATTGCTGCGAGGCGATTGCCTCTGAACATCGTTCAGTCGCCACGATTGCCAGACTGCATTTGGAAGAACACGGGCGACGCAAGGCAGATGAGGAGCGGCTTAAAAACCGCGTCACACCAGAGCAGATTTTGGAGATTCGATCTAAAATTGGCTAGTTTTTTTATGGTTATTGGGTTGGTCATGGGCGGGTTGATTTTAATCATCCTTCTTGTTGTGGCTTTTCTACTCTGGCTTTTCTTTGATATGGACGAAGATGAAATTTGATAAGGACCAATTTCTCAAGTTTTGTTCCAATCTAAAGATTGAGACAAAAGAGCAGGGGCTGATGCGCCTCGACAAGCTGCTTGGTACACAGCAGTACGTCATTGACGAAATTATCAAAGGCTTAGAGGAGGACATTCATTTTTTCGTCATCCTCAAGGGACGCCAGCTTGGCATCACCACAATCAGCCTTGCGCTCGATCTTTACTGGCACTTCCTTAATCCGGGTTTGCAAGGCACCCTGACGACGGACACCGAAGATAACCGCGATATGTTTCGCTCTACGCTGTCTATGTATATGGACGGCCTGCCGAAAGAGTGGAAAATCCCGGCTATCGCGCACAACCGTAACCATCTTGCGCTGAAGAATCGCTCGCGCTTGTTTTATCAAGTCGCCGGTCTACGCGCCAAAGGCAACCTTGGTCGCGGCAAGGCCATCACTTATTTGCACGGCACCGAGACAAGTTCATGGGGCGATGAGGAGGGTCTGGCTTCGTTGCTGGCGTCTCTGGCTGAAACCAATCCCATGCGTCTCTATATGTTTGAAAGCACGGCGCGCGGCTTCAACATTTTCCACGATATGTATGTGACTGCCAAGAGAGCGCGGACCCAGCGGGCTATCTTCTGCGGCTGGTGGCGCAACGAGCTATACAGCGCCGATCCAGACGGCATGGTTTACAAAGTCTATTGGGACGGCAAGTTGTCCTCGGAAGAAAAGATTTGGACGCGCGATATTAAGAAGCTCTATGGCGTCGAGATCAACTCGCGGCAGATTGCGTGGTGGCGTTGGAAGATGTTGGAAAGCATCCGAGACGAAGCCTTGATGTATCAAGAGTTCCCGCCGACAGAAGATTACGCTTTCGTTATGACGGGCAGTTCCTTCTTCAGCAGTTCGCGCTGCACCGACGCAATGAAGGCGGCGAAAAACACCGTGCCGGATTGCTACCGCTATAGCTTCGGCATGAATTTCATTGATACCCAGGTCATCAAAAGCAATCCCGCCGTTGCAACGCTCCGCGTTTGGGAGGAGCCGATTGACACTGCCTATTATGTTATAGGTGCCGATCCCGCTTATGGCTCATCCGATTGGGCGGATCGCTTCTGCATCCAAGTTTATCGCGTCTATGCTGACGGTCTGGATCAAGTTGCCGAGTTTGCCACCAGCGAATTGAACACTTATCAATTTGCTTGGATTATCGCGCATATTGCCGGTGCCTATCGCAACTCAACGCTGAACCTTGAGGTCAACGGCCCAGGCCAAGCCGTCATTCAAGAGCTTAGAAACTTGCGTCGTCAGGCCGCGAGCATCCAAGGCCGTCAAGGCAAAGACCTTATGAACGTCTTGGGTTCAATGCAGAACTATTTGTGGCGTCGTAACGACACCCTTGGAGGCCCGAGCAACAGCATCGGATGGGTGACTACGCCAGCCACGAAGGAGCGGATGCTTAACTATATGAAAGATTACTTCGAGCGCGAGATGATGATAGTGCGCTCGACCGACGCGATTGAGGAAATGAAGGCTATCGTGCGCGACGGCGGTGCAATTCACGCGCCAGGACGCGGAAAAGATGACCGTGTTATTGCCTCGGCCCTGGCTTGCGCCGCCTTTGCCGAGCAAGTGCAGCCTAGATTGATCGCCTCTCGAATCACCCGAGATGTGTCCAAGGTCCAAGAGGACAAAACGCCCGAACAGGTCGCTATGGGGCGCACCGTTTCTACCTATCTAAAGAAGATCGGCATACATGGTTAACTTTATAATGATTCCAAAAGTAGAGTTAATGGACATTATGGAGCGTTTTATCAAGGATAAGAGGCGCGGAATAAGTATAAACTTGTTTGCTGGTTTATGCGGGCTGTCCCTGCGCGAGTTTACTTACGTTTTTGTGGATCGCGTGGTGCCGATCAGCGAACGCACCCAGATCAAGGTTTCTAAAGGTTACCATGAGTGGAAAACAGGCCATGTTAGGGTCATGCGGCGGCGGGATGGCACGAAATTCTGGGAATACCGTGCGGAACCCAAGCCGATTGCCCGTCGAACCTACCAATTGATAGGCCATAATGGTCAAATTGGACTGAAAATAGGCATTAAGAACGCCTCCGATTACTCTACACCTAACTTGTTGAAAGATAAGGGGAAATGACAATATGAGCGTTTATCACGACTATAAGTGCAAGAAGCACGGGTATTTTGAAAACAATGACCCGGTTTGCCCCCGTTGCGGGGCGACTGATGTCACTCGCGTCTTCCTGAAGCCGCCATCGTACAAAAGCCAGCGCACCAAGACGGCGGATCAGACGCTTCGTGGCCTCGCCAGCGACTTTAAGATGACCGACATCAAGTCAACCCGTGAAGGCGAAGCGCAAGACGGGTACTTTGCCCGCAATAACAAGCCTGAGCCGCGTCAACCTCGCCCTGGAGATCAGGCCGTGTGGGGCGGCGCCAAGGGTTTGAACATGGAAAGTCTGTTGCGAGGCAACGCAGTTAAGTCTATTCATGGTGAGCCTGTGGGTATCAATCCACAAGAAGCAGGGGTCAGCCGTGGGCCGATGGCCGCAAGCTATATCCCTGACCATGAGGGGCTGAAGATTAAAAAATGAAGATTCCGGAGAAGCCTCTCGAACGCGAAGCCTTCTATCTGGACTTAATCCAGAAGTGTAACGTCTCCGTGGAGGAGCGCCGGTCTTTCTATTCCGCGATGCGGGCCTACTATCTCTTTGGTGCAGGCCCGCAGGACGCGCCCGCCTACTACAATAAAATCTTCCCGCACCTCGACCAGCTTACGTCCTTCCTTTATTCTGCGGAAACGACGCGCTTCTCAATTGAGATTGGTGCATCTGTTAGTCAGATTGAGACGACGAAGATTCCGGCGCTGACTCGCGCCCTGCGCGACGAGTGGCTGAACAGCAATGCCGATCAGATTTTCTCGTCGGCGCTCACTTGGGCGCTGGTTTACAACACGACGTTTGTGAAATTGATTCCGAACAAAGGCACTCACCCGCATATGGTGGAGCCTGCGTCTGTTGGCGTTTTGCGTGAGGACATTCCTTACACGGATCGCCAGGAAGCTCTTTGCCACACTTACGCAATCACCAGAAGCGAGCTTTACGCGCGAATCTACGCGCACCCTCGCCGTGATGAGATGATGAAGCGGGTCACTAGCGGCCCGACGAACCGTATCGAAATTCCCGAAGGCGTTGACAAGATCATTACGGCTTCGTTTGAGCCGGATATGGTTGGCAACGTCAATCTCGACCTCTACGGACAACCGACCTACAAGCCTCGCGTCGCGGAAGAAACCGTTGAGATGCGCGAGTTGTGGGTTTGGAACACTGATACTGAGGATTATCAGGTGGTCACGATTGCCAGTCCAGGCGTCGTTATTTATGACCGCCCCGGCGAAACCGTGTTTTTGAAAGGCGAGTGTCCGCTTATTCAAATCGCGCCGTCGCCGCTCTATGATTACTACTGGGGACAGAGCGAAGTCTCGCGCCTCACGACGCTGCAAATGCTTCGCAACCGCCGCATGATGGAAATCCTTGATTTGTTGTCCAAGCAAGTCTCGCCGCCCACGGCGTTGATTGGGTTTACCGGCATCCTTGATGAAAAAGACTTTGCGCTAAACCGTGCTGGCGGCTTGCTGGCGACGGATATGCCGTCTGCCAAAGTCGAGAAACTTGCGCCGAACATTCCTGAAAATCTGTTCCGCGAATTGAATGAAATTGACGATATGTTTGCCGAGGCATCCGGCATCAGTTCCATTCTTTCGGGTCGCGGCGAAAGTGGTGTGCGCTCGGCTGGTCATGCGTCGCAGCTTGCTCGTCTCGGTTCTAGCCGCGCCAAGAAGCGCGCGCTGCTGGTTGAAGATGCGCTTGAGAAGATGGCGACGATGTATCTCAAGATGATGCGCGTCTACGATACGCGGCACTATACGGATGATCTTGGAAACAAATTTATTGCGGCACAGTTCACCGATGACTTTGTGGTGAAGGTTGACGCTCACTCAAATAGTCCGATCTTTATGGAAGATTTGCGTGATCTTGCGTTTAATCTGTTCAAAGCCCAGGCAATCGACAAAGAAAGCCTCATCGACCTTCTTGAGCCGCCGATGAAAGACCTTTTGAAGCAGCGGCTGAAAAGAGCCGAGGCCGCACCGCCTTCGGGTTTGACCGAAAACATTTTGAGGGTAGCAAAATGAATGACATCACCAGCCCGCGCTCAGACCAGCCCCGGGTAACAAGCGATAGTCTCCGCCAAGAGGAGCGCGGCCCGAGCCTGGAATATCGGAACACAATCACGCGGAGCAATATGCCGGAGCGTAACGACTATCGTTCCGTCCGCCGGTATTAACGGGGAAGTTGTTTAAGGAGAACATGATATGTACGGCATGAAGCGCGATATGATGAAGGCTATGTTGAAGCGCGGTCGCAAGGCCCGTCGTTAGTGTTATGCCGGGGGATATAATCCCTCGGCTATAACTCCATTGACATAGACACTAGAATAATTGTAACCCTTGATTATAGGGGCATTGAATAAATGGCTAAAAATACAGACGACTCCGAGGAAATGCTTAATACGCTTCGCCGGGATCAGGGTTCTGAAACCGAGACTGAAGATAGTGAGGCTGTTTCCGAAGAAAGCACGGCCCCTATGGCTGGCCCGATGGTCACGCCTGAGCCTAAGACTGGCGAGCGCGAGATGGCAATTGCCAATCTTTCGATTGCTATGCAGCTTATTCAAAATTCCCTGGCCGAACTTGGCAGCGACACGCAAGAGGCGAAAGACGCCGTGCGAGCCGTCAAGATTCTTGAGCAGATTACGGGAACCAATAAAGAGGCCGGTGATC